CTGCGGTAACTGCATCATCCCCATTAAGCGCAACACCGGGCAATGCACCGAATATAAGCATACCAAAGGCAACAGGTTCGGTTGATGGATACCTAAGTAGCACAGACTGGACAACATTTAATAACAAGCAACCTGCCGGAAGCTACATTACCGCCCTTACTGGTGATGTTACTGCAAGTGGCCCAGGTTCTGTTTCCTCTGCCATTGCAAATGATGCAGTTACATTTGGCAAGATGCAAAATGTAAATACTGGGATATTGCTTGGAAGAGGCACGGCAGGAACTGGAGACATTGAGCCAATCACGTTAGGCACTAACCTGTCTCTTTCTGGAACAACTTTAAACGCCACAGGAGGCGGCACTCCTGGAGGAGCAGATACAGAGGTTCAGTATAATAATGCCGGAGCTTTCGGTGGCATACCAGAACTGACTTACTCAGGAGGATTTGTGCAGATTGAAACACCGAAAATAGGTGTAGGTAGTGGCAATGGTCATCTTCACATTCATTCTGCCAATTCTGCGCCAACAGGTATTACAGACTACCTGACTATGTTTTGGAAGAAGGCCACCAGAGTTCTTGGATTTCGCTCAGAAACGGACACCCATGAAACCTACCTTCAATTTACTGCTCCTACTGCTGACCGCACTTATACCTTTCCAGATGCATCTGGTAACGTAGTGCTTGACACTAACTCCCAGACATTGAGCAATAAGACACTTAGCACACCCACCATTGATGGTATAGCCACATTTGGCAATGGAACAAGTGCAGGAGAGATAAGGCTATCAGAGCCATCTGGAAGTGGTACTGAGTATGTGGCAATTAAGGCTCAGGCAATTCCAATTGGAAATTCTTACTCCCTGACCCTACCCGCAACAAGTCCTGGGTCTGGTCAGACATTGGTTAGTGATGGTTCTGGCAATCTTAGTTGGTCCAGTGATCCAGGCACAACTGGAGCTAAATTCATTAGAACCACATCAATTGCCAGTGTAACAGGTACAACTGCTGAGACATTGCTTAATCAATTGCTTATTCCTGCCAATACATTTTCGACAGGAGATGGAATGAACATAATTTTTAGAGCAACAAGGACAAATACTTCTACTACAATTTTCTGGAGATTTTATATTTCTGATGTATCTGGAACATTTAGTGGTAAACCTCAGATGTCAAATTTTAATTTACCAAATAATACTGCATTAGCATTACAAGTACAACGCAATGTATTTATTAGTTCTGCTACTTCAACATACTTTAATTATGCAGGAGCATCAGTTCCAAGAAGTTCAGATTTTGGTAGTGATAATTTCACGGTTTCGAATATAGACTGGACAATTGACCAATATTTAATAATGACTTGTCAGATAGGCAACATAACAGGTACTTCAACAAGTGTAGGAATAAGTGTTTCACCGACATAATATGTTTGAGTTTCAATATAATAAGCCATTTGCCATTATTAATGGAATGGAGTATGAAGTTTACTTTTTCGAAAAAACTGCTCCAAATAGTGTTACTATGATGGTCAGAAATCAAGAATACAATTGGGTAACTTCAGCAGTCGAAAACGAAACAACAATCAATGATGTCCTCCAGACATCGGCAGACATGATTATAGAAACTTTGACCAATGGGTAATCCTAATCCTTTTTACAGGTTTAAGCAGGGGTGGAATGCAGGATTCTATCCAGACAATCAGATAGCCTCTGACTTATTGAATGAGGTCTATGGTGTAGTTACTACTCAGTTGCCTGGATGGGCAACACCTGGAGGAGATACGATCAATCAATTGCTAAATTCGGTGAAGGCATTGATTAACACTTACAATGCTGCACCTTTTTACGGAGGAATGTCGGTGAGCCTTGATTTGGTGTCTGCTCCACCTATTTATAACTATACTATTACTGTCAAGTATGATGACCTATTTGTGGTGGATGGAACTCAGTTTTTCACCATTACAGGAACTGCATCTAATCCTGGCAAGGTAATAGCAACTGCTGTGCTTTCTGCCTTTACTCCTGGTAGTTACATAGGTACATTCGACCCTACACTTGTGCCTGAGGAGGAAAAGGTAAAGGAGGCATTGGAAATCGTGGACATCAATGGCTCTGCCATCTTCCCGATTACTTATAGCTATGACTCAACCACAGGCATAGCCACATCAGGACTTGCAAGGGCAAAGAACTGGCAGTTGGTTCAGGGAGTCATTAACAGACTTCCTGCACCGACTGAGCCATTCCAGAACCAAAGGACATTTCAGTTGCCTCAGTTGAATGGAGATGACACCTACATCATCTCTGTGATGGAGCGCATTATTCAGGCATCATTGGCAGATGGAGACTACACCACTTCGGTGCTTGCCGCATTCAATAGCTTTACCATGCCTGATGCCTATACAACGGCAATAAATTACCCTGCCTACACCACTTATGAGCGAGTTCAGTTTGACTTTATTGATGCCACAAGAAGGTGCTTTAGTTTAGTAGGCAGAAAGGACACAACATGGCTCTGGCAGAGGTTTGTAACTGACCAGACATCACCTTATGACTTCCTGACTAATTACACCGAAGTAACTGCATTGCCTTATGAGGTTATGCAAGCAGGCCGGTGGATATATCCAAATGACACCTATGATGTTGAGTTCACCGAATTCACATCAGGTTGCTATGTGTCTCCAGAGTTCTACCCGATGCCGGCAAAGCCAGGAGATCAGTTTCAGTTTAATATAGTGGATGGCAATTTGGAGGGCATTGATAATGTCAATGTTGGCCTGTTCACCACCGAAGGACAGTTCATCCAAAAGATAGGAGAGGCAGAGAAGTTGCCTACACCCGGATGTGAGTGTGTTGATTGTGGATTCCTGATGGAAATCAATTATACACCGGAGGCATTTCAAGACTATCTGGATGCACTAAATGCCATCCTTGACATCAATCCAGAGGCCGATGTATTTACTTTTAAGTATGTATATCTAATTGATGGAGTGGAGCAAACTGCTCCGGCAGCAGGAACTACATTTGAGCCAGGGTTTCAGTTTACAACAACAAACATATTTGACTACTTAGACAATCCGGTAAACTTCCCGATGTTTTCCTCATTTAAACTTGAGATTGTTGATGGATTATATCGTTTCAGTCTGGCAGTACCTAATGCAGTCTGTGGAAGCACCTATCAGTTTAAGCAGTATTTCCGCTACGGAGTAAGTCAGGAAGCGCCGCCACCAGTCTATGGTGAATATAGCATGATGTGGGATTCAGAGGTATATGAATGCCCTACTCCTGAGCCTATCTATGAGCTTGTGCAACATCAGGCACAGGTAACCATACCAAGCAAACAAGGATGCTACCGGATGGGCCTGTATGAGATCATTGAGGGTGGTGAGCCTACTCCAATTACTTGCACACTTAACTTTCAATTTTCCATTGATAATACAATAAGCGAAACTGTTCCATTTGATCTTTTCTTTTTTGAAACACTTCCTGCACTTGCAACAAGTGAAAATCCATATATCACTTTTCAAGTTGCCGGACAAACCTATACCTATCCATTGTCAAATGGAACTGACCCTGAAGATGTGATTGCGTGGTGCAATAGCAATATTGAAGGCATGAACGCAATAGGAAGTAGTGATGTTGCCATTGTTTACTGGACAGTTACCAGAGAATTGCCATGTAATGAGGAAGGATATACATTTAGCCTATATCAATCTGACGCTGAAGGCAATGAAATTGCGCCATTATGGACAACTGAAACCTATTTCTGCGATTGTGTTGATAAGTGTCAAATTTCACTCTTTAACTATGGTCAGGTATTAGGAAATGTTTTGTTTCAGAATATTTGTGATTATCCTTCAGCTTTTATCAGAGTTGCTATAGTTGAATATGCGACTACAAACATCATTAATGAATGGATAATTCCTATTGCTGATATAGATACTGGTTGTCCAATTCCAGATGATAGTGTATTTGCATGGGTAAACACAATACCAGGACTTTCACTAAAAACATGGTTAGCTCCTCCTTATGATGATAAATACTGGACTTGCACATTTAATGCAATAGTTCCGTGCAATACAGGAATCGCATTAAGATGTGAAATAGTTGACATAGATGGCAATCCGTTAGAATCAGGGTCTATTTTTGGAGCAATAAGGCAATCAAGTCCTTTAGATGAGCCATGCCAATGCTCTTTATTATGCGAGCAAACATTTACCTACACAATAGAGGAAAATGGTTTTGATTGGCTTTATACCCTTCAGGATAATAGTGTTCCATTTTATAGTATATATATCCAATATGGCAATAATACTCTTGGAGAGCGGTATGAGGTTTATGTTTTTGACATAAGTAGTTCAGATCCTCCCTTTCTGCAGCAAGAGGCTTTGATTTATTTCAATAGCATTCCAGGCATGACTTGCACCTATAATGAATCAACAGGGGCATTGTCATTTTCATGGACAATTGAAGTGCCATGCGATACAGATTTTAGTATGTCATTGTCAGGAGTTGATGGAGAATTTATTATTATAAATAGAATCATTACAACCGACACCCAATCCTGCAGTTGTCCAATTGTACCTGAGCCTGGTCAGTTCTACTCTGCCCTTTACTCTCTGAGCAACATCATTAACATTGACAAGGCAGATTGTTTCAGCACTATTCTGGAGTTCTGGTCAGACAACAACACGATGGCCGAAGGATTCGAGTATTACAACAACTGGAAGCAACGTGTGCGCATTGGCTTAAATGGTGGAGGCGAGAAGCCGATTATTGAGGAAAGTCTTTACAGGCAGAGCAATGGAGTCCACAGGCGGCCACAGAACAAGCAGGATTTATCATTAGATTTGCATACGGATTTCTTCGACTTGGACACACAGCTTGCGATGACCGATGCCACCCGGCATCCATACTTAGTCTGGGAGGGAAAACCAATCTTTGTGAAGGGAGATATTGAAGTTGCCACCATTCAAGATTTTACCACACAAAGCTCATTTGAAACTTTATCACAAATGAAGTTTCAGGCACTACTTCAGGGCTTTCAGCCCAGGAACTCAAGTTGTTTAAATTGTTAATACAACAATGTCAATTTTCTCATTAACATGCCCCGATGTAGGGTGCTATCAGAATTTTCTGTGTGATCCAGAATTTCAGAATAAAATCGTGGCGGTGGCTTATGTTCGCAAAAGCTCCGCACTAACTGCTCAGGAGAAGGCTGATGCCGACTCTTGGATTGCTGCTCTATATGACCGTTACCTGAATGGTGAGGCTTACCTGGTATTCAATACCTCCGGTGAAAAGCCAAAGCCTGAGACAGCTACTGTTGCTGGTAGAGGCATGCAGAACACCAAGGCTCTGGCTAAGACCCATACCGTAACGGTGCAGGACATGCAGGGTGTCGTTCAGAACAATGTTCAGTTCTACAATGACATCCTTTCTACCAGTCAGAATTTCGACTTCTACTACTTCACTCCTGGTCGCATTTGGGATGCTTCTGGTTATTATGTTACAGTTATTGGTGATCCAGTTATCACTGCTGACCTGAACACATATCAGACTTCTGAAGTTACCGTAACATGGGTGAGCAAAGTCAATCCTTTGCCGTATGAGTTCGACACCGATACTTTCCTTGAGGGATTGTACTACATCATCTCAGCCCCTGCCGGATATAATAGCTTTGAATGGACAAACTGCGACAACGATTCTGCACAGACTCAAAACCTGAGTGCTGTTCTTAATGTAGGAGTTATTTCTGGTGCGCCAGCAGAGGTATGGTCAATTTCAGAAGTTGCCGGTAGCGATGACATCACAGACATCGAACTTGCAATTGATGCAACAACAGGTGTTGTTACCTACACTCCTGACACCGCAGGTACATACATTGTTACCATTACAGTAACCAATGAGTTTGGCTGTGTGTTCGGTCAGCAGCAATTGACAATTACAGTTTCTACTTGTCCAGAATAATTAGGCTAACATGGAAGAGTTAATCGGGGTACTCCTATCTAAGTTGCTCGATCAGGAAATCCGGGAAGGCAGGCACGACTATATCAAGTATGCTCGTGAAAAAGCCGAAGAATTGGAGTATCACTTCGAGAACGAGTATCCCGAAAAACTCTTAAATGCTCAGCATCCGAGTGAAGAACCTTGGATGAAGGAGTACAGGAAACGCAGGTGGCAAGCACCTACCACTACTGCAACAGGGAGAGTTTACACCTTCCTACAAAAGATTCAGCAGGCAGATGACTTTAAAATCAAGTTTGAATCTGACTTCCAAAAGACAGGCATAGCAGAGCGCATAGGCTTGCAGAATAATACACTGGAGCATTATGTTGAGGATGAGCTGCCAAAAACAGGTAGCCTTGAGAAGTGGCTATTCAATGTGTTTCTCAAGACCTATCTTATGGACAGCAATGCGGTTGTGCTGACACTTCCAGACTATGAGGAATTTATTGAAGACCCAGCTGGCACAACTACTCTCGACTGGTTAAGACCTTACCCACAGATTATCGAGTCGGAAGACCTAATCTGGGAGGAAGAGGACTTTGTAATTACTAAGGTTGATGATTATGTGGACATCAATCGCAAGAAGTGGGATCAATTCCTTTGCATTACCACCGAAGGCTTAATGCTCTTCAGGCAGGTCAATAGTTACACCTATGACCAGCCATTCCAGGTATTCATTCTGCCCTATCAGTTTGGCTATCTGCCAGCATGCAAGGTAGGCAACATCATCTATGAGGAAGAGGATGGTAAATTGGTCTATGATTCAGTTCTTGCACCTTGTCTGCCCTCATGGAATGAAGTGCTGTTCAGGACTGATGACCTGAATATACTATGGGCCATGCATGCCCTGCCTCAGAAGTGGGCATTGAAGATGTCACCATGCAAGACCTGCAATGGCACAGGCATTAGAGTAAACAGGAAGGAGGAGAAAGTCAGTTGTAATGACTGCTCAGGCTCAGGTAGGGCATCAAGCTCACCATTTGGCCTGATGGAAATCAACATTGACAGAGTGAGTGCTGTTAATCCGACTCCGCTTGTGCCTCCTGTGCCTCCGGCAGGCTACATTGAAAGGCCTGTGGAGACAGTTAAGTTGTTCCAGGAGGACATATTACAGAAAGAGTTTCAAGGCTTCAAGGCCATTGGCCTGGAGTTGCTCGGTCAGATACCGGCTGCTCAGTCAGGGATAGCTAAAGAGTATGACCGAAAGGAGCTAAACACCTTCTGCTTCTCGGTTACAGTTCACCTGGCTCAAGTGTATCGCAAGGTGTGCTTCTACATCATGCTCCAGAGGTACAACAGCTTGTTTGCATCTGCTTTGATGGACAGCGACAAGATACAGGCTGCACTTCCGCAGATTACTGTGCCTACTGACTATGATGTGATGACTGCCGACATGGTAGCAGAGCAGCTAAAGAAGGCAGTAGATAGTAAGTTTAATCCATTGATTACTTCAGGCATTGAGATGGACTATGTCGAGAAGTTGTATGGCGAGAATAGCATCCAGAAGACCTATCTGAAGCTATTGAGCATCCTTGATCCACTTCCATTCAAGTCAACAGATGAAAAGACGGTGCTGCTGGCAAGCAATGGCTGCTCTCAATTAGACTACATCCTGAGTGCTAATCTTGCAGCATTTATCACTCAGAAAGTTGAGGAGGATGCAACTTGGTATGATAAACCATTCAGCCAGCAGAGAGCAGAAGTTTATGCTATGGCTGTTGAGAAGCAAGCATTAATCAGGTCAGGAATTGTACCATTAATGGATAATGATAATGGCTCTGATATGTCTACGGAAGACACTGACAATCTCGGCAAATTACCATTGGCAATTCAGCAGCTTTCACTTGCTGCGGAGAGAGCAGGTAAGGCAGGAAATACTGCACTATTTGAAACACTCAATGCAAAAATCAATAATCTTCTTGAAGATATTGGATAATTGTGGCAACACCTACTGAGTTAATAAAGCAAATTCAGGAACTTCAGCTGGCAATTGAAAGCCGGATGGATGATGCTCTGCCCAGGGTGTTTGCAAAGCTATCCGACCAGGTAATTGACCTTGCCTCTAATTTATCTCTTGATCCTAAAGACAGGGCTAAGTCATTAAAGGAACTAATCAAGCTCAAGAAAGACATTGCTGACACTATTGTTACTAATGCTCCTTACCAAATACAGGTTGCGGAAGTCATCAAAGGCTTCGAGATGCTTGCCGAGCTAAGCAATGAGTACATTACCATTGCCATAGGTGATTTCCCTGAGAAGAAGGCACTATTTAAGGCTATACTGGAAAGCAACATTGCCACTACTAAGGATGCTTTACTTGGTGCAGGCATTAGGGAGAACTTTGGCACAGCCATTCAAGAGGTATTAAAGGACAATATTGCTGGCATTGGCTCACGGTCTGAGCTAAACAAGACACTGAGAAAGTTCATTGAAGGCACACCGGAGGATGCGCCATTTCTGAACCGATATATCAAGCAGACTACCAATGATGCTGTGATGACATTCAATGCCGAGTACATTCAGACAATTGCAGAGGACTTGGATGTTGAATACTATCTCTATGCCGGCACATTGATAGCCGATTCCAGACCATTCTGCACAGCAAGAGCAGGAAGGTATTTTACCACTGATCAGGTTAAGTCCTGGGCTAATTTGAAAGGCTGGTCTGGGCGCATGTCAGGCACTAACAGCAGCACTATATTCATCTACCGAGGTGGCTATAATTGCCGACATCAGCTATGGCCGGTTAGCAAGGAGCAGTATGAGCAGGCGCAGGAGAAGGGCAGAGCAGGGCTGAGATAGTGTAGAGTAAGGTGTAGAGTGTAGAGTGTAGAGTTGACTACAACTTGATGCCAACTTAGTCCCAGCATGATACGATTTGATGCGCTTTGATACGCATTTCACCCTACTTTTTCACCCTACTTTCCCTCCCTATAAGCCAAAAGTAGGGAGATAGGTTTAAGATGCCTCTGCTCAATCACATTGCGGAGGCCATAACCAAGATTCTGCTGAACCATGACAGCAGCCATACTTTGCTTCCTGATGTAACCTTGCAGGATAACTTCAGCTGCTCCTTCCATTGCCCAGCATAGAATGTATATGTCAGCCTTCAGCTCATCATTAAGGTTGAAAACTAATCGGCCTGTCTTATACTTGGTAGTCTTGACATCGATGTTGTACTCATCCATCATCAGGTCTGTGCCTCCATCACCTTCCAGACCACAGCTCATGTCCATTGGAATTTTTAGTGCCTTGCTTACAGCGTATTCACCCATGACACCGAGCATGTCAGCAGTCTGCTGGTCATTGCCCCAGTGCTTCTTATAGCGGCTAGGGTTGGCCTGATCCTTCAGGAAGTGCCTGCCATTGGCCAGCACCCGGAGCAGCTCCATTTCTCTCTCTGTAAATGTTATCTTCAAGGCTCATAGAGGGTTACAATATTAACGCTAAAAATTTGATATTTACACTATGAAAAAGGCAAAAACAGGCAGCACTCCATCGGCTAAGGTTAGCTTCGGGAAGCGCAGAGAAGGCAAGCACCGAAAGGCCAGAAGGCCAAAGGCAGGCAAGCAGAAGGCATACAAAGGTCAGGGCAGATAATTACATTGTATATACATTGTAAAATAAAAATCATACAAACTGTAAAATGGCTGAGAAGAAGTTTAAGACTAAGGTGGGAGGCAAGACTGTAAAGTTCGGTGCTAAAGGCTACTCTATTGCTCCAGGCACAGCCAAGGGTGATAACTATTGCGCTCGGTCATCTGGCATTAAGAAGTGCGCAAAGCCACCTTGTGCCAATGACCTGAGCAGGAAAGCATGGGGCTGTGTTGGCAAGAAGTCCGTAAAAAGTGCAGCCAAAAAATTCACTCGGATTAAGTAATTTTACATCATGCAACAGCCACTAAAGCATTTTAAGCTGTCGGAGTTTGACTCTCCTGATGCACCTGGTTCAGGCAGCAACATGAAGCCTGCATTCCTTCAGAGATTGGACAATGCCAGAGCATTTGCCGGAGTGCCATTCAAGGTGAACTCAGGCTACCGAACTACTGCTCATAATGCTAAGGTTGGAGGTGTTGCCGATAGCTCACATTGCCAGGGATGGGCAGCTGACATTGCAGCTACCTCCGGTACATCGAAGTTTACCATAGTGAATGCCTTGCTCAAAGCTGGCTTCACTCGAATAGGAATAGCAAGTTCTTACATTCATTGTGATTGCGATCCTACAAAGCCTGCCCAGGTGATCTGGACATACTAAAATGACACACGAACTGAAGCTGGAGTTAGTAAAATTTGTACATGATACTCCTGCCTATGGAGCTATCATACTGACTAAAATGGCTAATCCTGACCCACAATTCTACAACATAGGAGAAGAATGGCTATACCATCATGGATGGTCGCTCATTTTGTTTTATCGCTTGTACAGAGTTGTGCTTGACATTCACCGGGAAATGAAGGCAACCACAATTGCCCATAATGAAGGTGGTGAATTGGTTGAGATGAGCAAGTACCAGCAATTATTTCTGCAATTAAAAAAGCTACTGAAATGACAGTTAATAAAGACACATTCGTTCTTTTTCTGATTATGCTTGTCTATGTTGGTGGAGACATCTATACTGCCCGAAAGCAGCATGAGAAGTTGAATCAACTAATTAAAGCGAATGAGGAACTATCAGCAGCCGCATGGATTAAAAACATCAGGACAGAGAAGAGAATTGATAGCCTTAACATTGAGACAGCGGCATTGGCAAAGTCAGTTATTTACCTCGATTCATGTCAGAGCGAGAAAGTCAGGAAGGGCGAGAAAGCGGAAAGAACAGGCAGATTCGTGGGAGGCATAATCAAAGGCCTATTTCCTCACCTGTAACATCTGCGCTATTCAGCAAGCGCATGCAAGTGTATGCTTACACTTGCACATCGGTGGTCATGGTTGGCCTGCTGCTCGGTGTAGGCTGGCTATATAAGATAGAGAAGGTACAGTCATCAGACTCGGTGCTGATGTTCATTCTGGGACAGGTGCTTAGTGCCTGGGTAGCCTTGACAAACAAGATATTTAGGATCACAGCACCGAACATCGGCAGTGCTGATAATTAGTTATTTTTGTCTTATGAATTGCCTCGAAGATTACATTGGACTAAAAGGCTGCACCACTGATGCACCATTGTCTGGCCTATACATAAACGATTATCCGGGCATGAGTTCGGAGCTGCTGGATAAGATTGCTACACCGGAGCAGGTGTCTTATGTCGGCATGTGGAACAGCGCACAGGCTGTTAGCTATGTCAGGCTAAAAAGAGATGTGCAAGCTGCACTATTTACTTCAGCAGAGGCTCAGCTTGATCAGGTGCTGTTCCAGACACGCAAGGAGTTTGTTCAGCAATGGCAGCAAGTGCAGGTAGTTCCGGCAGAGGCAATTCTTAAAGGCACATTCGTAAGCATCCAAGGCAGCAAGTATCTGTCTATGCGAGTCAAGCAGATATACATATTCAATGCTGGCCCTCCGGTCAATGGCATTGACTGGTACATCTACCAGACTCAGGATGGCAAGCTGCTGGAGTCAGGCACAGTTGATCTGGTTGAGGGCATGAATTATGTGCCTGTCAATAAAGAGTTCTACTCGGACTTCGATAAGCTCAACATCATGGTGGCTGTTGATTGCACCAACCTACCCACCAGCACCGGAATGTTCAGTGATTATGGCTGGCAGCAGATGGATTTGGAGTGCGCCTCTCGCTTCAGCTATCTGTGGCGCAATGGCTGGAGCATCTTCCCGGTAACTGCGCCATTAGGCTATGGCTTTGGAGATAGCTGGAGTCAGGACAATAGCCAGTCTGGAGTGTACATAGATGCTCAGCTGTTATGCTCACTTGATAGCTTCATCTGCCAGCAGAGGGAGTTTTTAGTTGATGCCTGGGCAAATCTGCTCTGCTACCAGATACTTTGGCAGAAGGTAGCCTCACCAAGGGCTAATTACTTCTCTCAGGGCAATCGTGAGTTCACTGAGCGAGCAATGGCTACCTTTTTAGATGGCTATCAGCAGAGTCTGGCTATATGGGCAAGACAGCTAAACCTAAGAGGCGAAGGCTTGTGCTTCAACTGCGACAATGCTGGCCTGATCCAGCAGGGATTTGTCAGGCCATAATACTGAAAGGTATAATACCACATGGTATTATCATTTTCCTGATGTCGGGAATATCATACCTTAACAGGTATAATCTGTCTTAGTGAATGCCATACCATACCCGATGGGGTATTGCACATAACTACGTCAAATACGGACAATTGCCGTACAAGTCTGTCACAAAAGTTGCCAATATTTGCGACAATGCTTTAATGATTATGTGGAGTGTATGGAATTGGAAACCATCCTACAACCTTATCAACTCCATAACCTAATTCTGGCAATTGCCATTTACCATTGTCATAATATGCAATTACCTCATCATAAATTTCATCATCTGGACACCATAATAATACAACTACATTATTATGATTAACTGGAGGAGTATTTGGCGAAACCCATCCGCATTCAGTAGGTATAAACTTTTGCATTATGACTGCTTCTGAATCTCCCTATTTAAATACCACTGTGCTTTCTTCAAGTCCTCCAGCTTGCTGCCCTTCTTGCCTGCCCTGCTAATGTACTTAACAACATTGCCCAGGTTAAAGCCAAGCTCCCAAGCCTCAATCACCTTTATTGCCTCATAGGTGTTATCTGCTCCACCATAGTGAGCTGGATGATCTACTGCCTGTAATGGGTCTGCATCTGGCAGGCTGTTAAGGTAACTACTGATAATATCTCCCATAATTAAGGATAATAAAATAATGGTTTAGGGTGATTAAAGTCTGACATGGTTCTGCCTCTTAGATCATCAATGTCATTGTATAGCTTGCCGTTGAAGTACCAACCGACATGCCGAGGCTTAGAGCGCATGTTAATAAGCTCAGCCTTAATCAGCACATCATTCAGGTCAATCTCATCCTTATTGTCCAGGATAAAGTCAATCAGCTCCTCTATTTGATTAGGTATGCTCATTTAGATTCGTTTATCAATCTCTCAATGACGTGTTTAAGGTATGTGAGCGCAGATAGTCCACCAGACCAGTAGTTCCTTGTTGCCCTATCATTGCCATCATGATTCATCAGGAGTTCCTTAGACTTCATCTC